GTTATACATAGCCACCCAACAACACAACCTATTGCAAGTCAAGCAGATATGATAAGTTGCGAAGATTCAAAATTACCATGGCATATAGTTAATCCAAAAACGGAACAGTGGGGATATTATGAACCAAGTGGTTATAAACCACCTCTTATTGGTAGACATTGGGTTTGGGGTGTTACTGATTGTTGGGCATTAGTAAGAGATTGGTACAAAGAAACAAAAGGAATAATTTTAAGAGACTGGGAAAGACCAATTACACCCGAAGAATTTATTGCAGACCCTATGTTTGAAAGATGTGCATGGCGTACAGGTTTTAGGCAATTAAGACCTGAGGAAAAACTTGAAAATGGCGATTTGTTATTTATGTCTATTTTGACCACAGGTTTAAATCATGTGGCGATTTTTATAGATGGTGATGTTTTACATCATTTAGCAGATAGAATAAGCTGTAAAGAACCATACAACGAATGGTTGTTAAAATGTACTGGCATGAGGTTACGCTATGCTCCGTAAACTTAAACTGTATGGCGAACTAGCTGAGATAACTGGCCATAAAGAATTTGATGTTGCTGTAAATACAACAGCACAAGCTGTAAGCTTTCTCGTAAATAATTTTCCACAGTTAGAAAGTCATATGGCTGCTAGGTATTATCAAGTGTTATTAGAAAAAGAAGATGTTGGGATTGATGAATTGCATTTTCCTATTGGTCAATCTGATATTAAATTTGTTCCTGTAGTATCTGGTGCTGGTGGTAATTTAGGAAGAATACTTTTAGGTGGTGCTTTAATTGCAATGAGCTTTGGTGTTGGTGGTTTATTTACAAATCCTTTGACTATTGGTGGAAAAGGCTTCTTTGGTTTTGCTTCTGCTGGGATGGGTGCCAAAGCTGCTTTTGGTATTGGTGCTGCATTAGTTCTAACTGGTGTAAGTGGTATGTTGTTTCCTGTACCTAAAATGCCTGAGTTTACTTCAGAGCAAGATCCAAGGTTGTCATTTAGCTTCAGTGGAACACAACAAACTGGCAGGGCTGGAACGCCTGTGCCTGTTGTTTATGGAGAAATAATAACTGGCTCTGTTGTTATAAGTGGTGGCATAGATACAGAACAGGTACAAGTATGACCGACAAAAGAAAAATTATTCGTGGTTCAAAAGGTGGTTCTCCTCCGCCACCACCACAACCTACTAGGACACCTGATACTTTACACAGTAAACAGTTCGCAACCTTTCTTGATCTGATAAGTGAGGGAGAGATTGAAGGAAGTGCATCTGCATCAAAAGAAGGTATTACTGATAAAACATCTACAGCATACAAAAATGCGTATCTTAAAGACGTATTTTTAAATGATACACCAATATTAAGATCAACAGCATCATCAACAGACCCGCAAGATGTTGATTTTAACTTTCAAGACGTAACATTTAACTCACGACACGGAACTGCCAACCAGACAAAAATTGATGGAATAGAAAGTAGTCAATCTACAATACCTGTAGGTGTAACTGTAACTGCTGCAAGTCCAGTTACAAGACAAATTACAAATACAGATGTAGATAGAATAAGAGTTTCAATCACATTTCCGCAGATACAAATAGCTACAGAGCAAGGGGATTTATTAGGAGATACAGTACAATTTAAAATTTCTGTTCAATACAATTCTGGTGGTTTTACAGATATACATACTGATACTGTTACTGGAAGAACTGCTGACGCCTATCAAAAAGATTTTTCTGTTAAAATTACAGGTTCTTTTCCTGTTGATATAAGGGTTACAAGAATAACAGCAGACAGTACAAGTAGCAGTACGATAAATGCTTTTCAATGGACAAGTTTTACAGAAATAATTGATGATGCTTCTACTTATGCAAACTCTGCTTACAACGCAATAAGATTAGATTCACAGCAGTTTAGTTCCATACCATCAAGAAAATTTAGGATTCGTGGAATAAAAGTAAGAATACCGGGTGCAGGCGCATCTAGTTCTGGAACACCGACTGTTGATACTGCAACAGGCCGTATTGTTTACCCTTCGGGTTATATTTTTAATGGTGTTATGGGTGCTGCTGTATGGACTTCATGTCCAGCAATGATTCTATTAGACCTTTTAACAAATACTAGATATGGTTTTGGAGATCACATAACAGACAGCAATCTTGATTTATTTTCTTTTGTTACTGCAAGCAAATATGCAAACACTCTTGTAGATGATGGCTTTGGCGGTCAAGAGGCACGATTTAGTTGCAATGTAAATATTCAAACATCATCTGAAGCTTTTGATTTAATTAATGAATTATCAGGTGTAATGAGATGTATGCCAATTTTTTCTGCTGGTTCAATTACTATTACTCAAGATTCTCCAAAAGATGCAAGTTATCTTTTTAATCTAAGTAATGTTACATCTGAGGGTTTTAATTATTCTGGCAGCAGCTTAAAACAAAGACATACTGCTGTAGCTGTTTCATATTTTAATATGGACAGTCAAGAAATAGATTTCGAGGTTGTAGAAGATAGTACTGCACAAAGTAAGTTTGGAATAATTACAAAACAAGTAAAAGCTTTTGGTTGTACATCAAGAGGACAAGCTGCGAGATTAGGCAGAGCAATATTATTTGCAGAGCAAAATGAATCAGAACTGGTTAGCTTTTCTACTTCAATAGATGCTGGTGCTGTAGTAAGGCCTGGTGCAATTATTGATATAAATGACCCTGTTCGTGCTGGTGTTAGAAGAGGTGGCAGATTATCTGCTGTTGCTTCAACAACAGTAATGACAATAGATGATGCAAATGCTTCTGATTTAGCAACAACAAATTCGCCTACATTTAGTGTTGTTTTACCAGATGGAACTGTTGAGACAAAAGATGTTTCCAGTATTGATTCTAGTGGTGTTGTTACAGTTAGTTCTGCTTTTTCTCAAACACCAAATGTAAACACTGTTTGGCTTTTACAAAATACAACAGTACAAGCACAAAAGTTTAGAGTAATAACTGTTGAAGAGCAAGATGGAATAAATTTTTCAATTACAGCACTTTCATATGTTGAAGGCAAATATGCTTTTATTGAAGATGGATCAAGCTTACCAACAAGAAGTGTATCTGTTTTAAATGAATTAAAACCACCACCTTCTAACCTTTCTGCTGTTGAGACAATAGTTCCTATTAATAATCAAGCTGTATCAAAAATATTTATAAGTTGGCAACCTATTGTTGGTGTTATTGAATATCAAGTAAATTATCGTTTTGAAAATAGTAATTTTGTTACTGAAAAAGTTTCAAGACCTGATTTTGAAATAAAAAACAGTCAGCTTGGAACATATGAAATACAGGTATTTAGTTATAACGTGCAGGGTCAACTTTCTGCTACATCAAACGATCTTACTTTTGAAGCTATTGGTAAAACCGCAAGACCACAAGATGTTACAAATTTAAGAATAGAACCAATATCAGATCAATTTGTAAGGCTCCGTTTTGATAAAGCTACAGATGTTGATGTAACACATGGAGGTAACGTAGTTGTACGTGCCAGTAACCTTGCAGATGGTACAGCAACATTTACAAACTCTGTAGATGTTATACCAGCTTTGCCTGGTAATGTCAGTGAATCTATAGTACCTAATATTGTAAATGGTGAATATATTTTAAAATTTAGAGATGACGGTGGTAGATTGAGTGAAGGCGAAACTTCTGTAATAGTTACTAGTCCTGACCCATTTCCTAAATTAACAGTTTTAACAGATAGAGAGGATACAGATTCACCACCTTTTGCTGGTACAAAAGTTGATTGTTTTTTTAGTGATGATGTAAATGGTCTTGTTCTTGGATCTCTAGTCACATTAGATGATGAAGCAGACTTTGATTCTATTGCAGACTTTGATTTTCTTGGTGCTGTTGATATTACTGGCGGTTCATATGAGTTTGCAAATACTTTAGATTTAGGTGGTAAACAACCTTTGAGATTACGCAGACATTTTGTTACACAAGGTTTTTATCCAAATGATTTGATAGATAAGAGATCGGCCAATATTGATACTTGGACTGACTTTGACGCTGCTACTGCATTTGATGTTGGTGCTTCGTTATTAGTTGCGGTAACTGATCTTGACCCAGATTTGTCAACATCAGCAACTTATGGGCAAAGTGGTACTACTATTACAATCACAAAAACTGCACATGGTTATTCAGTAGGAGATTTTGTTGTAATTGATTTTACAGCTGGTTCCGCAACAGATGGTAACTACGAAATAACCTCAAAAACAGATAACACCTTTACAGTTACTTCAGCTACAAGTGCAACAATATCCTCTGGAACAGCTTGTACTTACGGAGCAAACTTTACTAGATTTAATCCTTTTGTAAACGGGACTTATGTTGGTCGTGGTTTTAAATTTAGATGCGAAATGGATTCTGACGACCCAGCCCAAAGTATTGAGATTGACCAGCTAGGTTATACAGCAGAACTGGAAAGTAGAACAGAAACAAGTCTCGGTAATGCAGGGGCAACAGGTGGTGGAATTATTTCTTCTGGTACTTCTCAAAAATCAGTGACTTTTACAAATTCATTTTTTACAGGACAATCTGGTACAAGTGTTGCAGCAAATTCTGTTTTACCTAGCATTGCGATAACAATAGAAAACGCACAAAGCGGCGATTTCTTTGCTTTATCTTCCATAACAGGCAGTGGATTTAATATAGATATAAAAAATGGAAGTAGTCATGTAAATAGGGAATTTAAATATAGTGCAACTGGTTTTGGTCGAGGCTCTTAAATTATGATAACCTTAAAGAAAAATTAGTGTAAAATGGCTACCCACGATTATGTTATAGACAATAGTACAGGTGCGAACGTTCGTAGTGACATAAATAATGTATTACAAGCAATATTAACAAATAACAGCAGTTCTTCTGCACCAAGTACAACAGCAGCCTATATGTGGTGGGCTGATACTACAACAGGCATTTTAAAAATAAGAAACTCAGCAAACGATGGTTGGGTGGAACTTTTACAACTTGACGGAACTTTAACTCTTGAAGATGGCTCAAATTCGGCTCCCGCACTAGCTTTTCGTGACGATTTGGACACAGGGGTTTTTTCAAGTGCTGCTAATAATTTTGATATTGCAACAGGCGGTTCTGTAAGACTCAATGTTAGTTCTTCAGGAATTAACGTTACTGGCGGTGTGACTGCTAGTGGTACAAGTACTTTTAATGAAGATGTAACTTTTGCGGGTGCAAATGTAAACATCACTTTTGATAAATCAGTAGACACACTTTCCTTTGGTGACGATTCAAAATTAGAATTTGGTGGAGGTCAGGATTTAATAATTCAACATGACACCTCAGGAACAGATGTAAACACCATAAATTCTGCAAATTGCGATTTAAATATTCTGCATGGAACTGAAACTATGATTTCATGTAAAGATGATGGACAAGTTGAACTTTACCATAATGGAACTGAAGCAATTACTACAGGTAGTGTTTTTAATGTAATAAAAGCTGCTTCAACTGGAAACCCCGCAGGCTTACAAATTTTTAATACAAATGATGGAAGCAATTTTTCTCATGCTGCAATAAAACTAGAATCAAAAAATGGAGCATCAACAGGACATATTTTTGCTGATCATAATAATTCAAATCTTAGATTAGGATTTAATACAACTGGAGCAACATTAGAAATATATAATGATGGAGATATAAGAGTACAAGGATTAAGATTTGGTAGTGACACAGCTGATACTAATACACTTCATGATTATGAAGAAGGCGATTTCACTTTTCACTTAAGGAGCGAATCAGGAACCAACGCTAGTATGTCAGGAAGAGTTGGAAGATATGTAAAAATTGGACAAACAGTTCATATTATTGGAGGCGGTCAATATTCGGGCGACCCAGATCAGAGGTCTTCAAATCATGCTATAGAATTTACCAATCTTCCATTTACAAATGTTAGCACAGGTGTTGGCGGTGCAGGTTTTCCATTTCCTGTTCAGACCCAAAGTTTAAGTTCAACTGGGTTAGCAGGCATGAACGGATCACAGCCTTATGTATTCAAAGGCAGACTAGATAACGCCTCAACATCAGGTAGAATAGTTGCACTTAGCGGAACTTCTGATCAAAACCCACAAAATGCGTCACTTGCTTGTGTAAATAATACACAATTATATGTCATGTTTACATATCAAACTACTGTTTAGACCGAGCTACGTCTATAAACTAAGCCTAAACCTGTTTTAATCGGAGATTAATCCTAATGGCACTCACAAAAGAAATTCATTATGACAAAACTGAAATTGTTACTGAATATAAAATTATTCAAGTAAGGAAAAGAATTGTTATTAAAGAAGATGGTGTACAAATTTCAGAAAAATATGAAAGATACTCTCTTGACTGCGGAAGACTTAAAGGTGGTTACAAGGCTGATGGAGTAACCCCTGCTGATGATGCACAAGATTTAGTTAACAATCCTTTGGACAAAGAGCCTGATGGTGTTACAGCTATACCTGATGAAGTGAAAGCATTGTGTAATCTTCTTTGGACAGATACAGTAAAAGCAGCTTGGAGAACAAAACTTATTGCACAGGACACCGAGTAATTATGACAAAATCACAAAAACGTATAGACCAACTCAAACTTGAAATGCAAGTCGCAGTCGATGAATTTAATAAAATTCAAGAAAAAATCAAAGAACTTGTTATAGCTCGTGATGCTTTAAAAATGAAAGCTTTTTCTTGTAGTGAAAGACTAAAAGAATTACAAGGCCAAGAAGAAATAACAACAAAAACAGAAATAGTTAATTAATTTTTTCGTGCATTTGTCTAGTCATCATTCCACCTATCAGATATAGTGGAGTCAAACCAACAATCAAAAACAGCACCATTAAACTTATTGGTGCTAATGCCTTTATAAACGCTTCTTTCCACATATGTTTAATAAAATTTGTCAAGTAGCCTCATTATTGTCTCTTTTGTTATCAGGGTCAATGGCTGCCTTTGGTTTTGTAGCTATTCGCTATATGCAAAGCCCCGAGTTTGAAAGAGATTTAAAAAACAAACTTATGGGTGATTTAAAAGAAAAAATGATGGAAGAAATACCATTGCAAATGCCAAAAGAAACTTTCCCTGCAATGCCTCTTTGATGGGAATACCTGATATAAATATACCCGACGTACAAATACAACCAATACTTGATTTTACAAAACCAGTAACCATAATACCTTTAACAATAAATGTTCCTGGCTGTACATATCAACATAGAGATATAAAAAATACTGGCAATAGAAATTTATTACTGGATGACCCTAATGGTGTATTTACTGTTTGTGATGCGCCATTTCCAAGTTTTAATCCAATGAATTATCAGCCAAACAATTTGATAATGTCAGAAGATACACCGATACAATCTAGTGAGCCTGAAATACCTGAAACAAAACCACCAGTTACACAAAAGCCTGTTGCGAAAGAAACAGAGTTTTTTATAAAATGTCCAGATCCAGAAAAAGATCAACGTGTTGGGGATTTTCGTAACGATAAAAGACTAGAACGTGTTGTCGGACATAAATTAAACGAAGATAAAAGTAAATGCATTACTTTGTATGAGGACACCAGCTTTACCGAGCAGTACATACCTAATGTCCCTGCTATTACTAATGCTGCTGCTATTGCTGTGGTTGCCGCTAGCA